CAGACGCTGTCCGACGAGAGTCGATGCCTGCTCATCTGTAAGCTCACCCTTCTCAATCTTTCGCTTCAACGCCAGCATGTCAAAAAAGGTAGAATCCAGCCGATCCTCTGCGTGCATCTGCCATAGGCTGGGGTAATTGTAATACAACTGCTCATTCTCATCGCGCACCTTGTTCATGAACTCCTCCTGACGAAGGTGACGCCACTTCTTCTTTGAATGATCCATGTTACGAACCAATGCCTGAAGCTCCGTAGCTGACAGCTGCTGGGTGTTGATATGACGCTCTGCCTCTGCGACCTGCTCAGGCGGTAATTCAAGCTTTCTGTCCATTATTCACAGGAGGAATAGAATGTATAAGTGGTTGTAACGCAGTCATAAGTTTACCGCATTCCTCATGCGTAGTCATTCCTGTCAGAATGATGTTGCCAGTTCTGAAGACCTTCGCAATCCACTTCACATCAGGGAAGTAGATCTTCACTGCAGGATAGACTGCGGGTTCATACTCTGTTCTCACGCCCGACTTTCGCAGATTCGAATAGAGTGTTTCGCGCGATAGACTCTGTGTATCCGTTAAGCGCGTCTTGTAATTCATCAGAACCACTCGTCGCGTCTCTGTTGTCCATTCGCCCGTAATGGCATCGGGACAGGTTGCGAAGATATGCTCTCGTAGCCGCTTCATCACTGATCGGTCGTATCTCTCATCCAGAACGCCTGTGATATGAAACACGCCGTTCTGGAAGATCTTCACGGTAATCTCCTTCTGCTTCAGTCCATCACCACTGTCTAGACTGACGAGAGTGATGGAATTATGTCCAAATCCCGTCGTCCGTTTCGACGGGGCTTTCTTGGCTCGACGTTTAATGAGGTCACGCTTTGATGATCCACGTGCAGGCACACCCTGCTTTTCAATTTTGATGATCGCGTCCGTCAATGGGAGGGACTCCAGAAGGAGGTTCGTGTTTAATCGGACGTTCACTGTGTACAGCACGACCATCGTCGTGAGGGTCGGGGGCTCCATGAGAGGGTTGATAGTGAACCGAAGAGATTTCGTTTTTCCACGCCTGTGAAAACGAGATCGGCTCTCTGGTCACGACATGGCAGTCAAAAAACCTGAGAACTGGTCTCATACGCGTCTCTTCCATTGCATCGAGCATCCATCCTTCAAGATAGCCGAACCAAATCACGGCTGTCTTGTGATGGGCGAGAATTCCTAGCGCTGCATCTGCAAGTGAGAACAATGGTTCCATTGACAGATCGAACGCTCCAACTGGTTTTGGCGCATTATACACGTATACGGTCAGCATTATGTTACAGTACGAGGATATACGTAAGTGTTCTTCAATCCAGTTGTGATGCACGCACACGCTGAAGCAAAGTTGACCTTGCCACACTTCTGGCAGCAGTTGTTGATCGACTGACGTGCCTTGTAGATGATATCCTCCTTACGATAGTTCGGGTCCGTTGTTGACAACAGAGTGGACATCTTAATCGTGTCATTGATCTCACGGATCTGCTCCACTGACTGACCTGAACCATTGAAGTTCGTGATCGGCCGATAACAGGTCGCCTGGATTTGAGACGCCTTCATATTCTTTGGATTTGTCATGAACGCAGTTGCATTCGCCGATGCATGCGACACATATGCAGATGCGTCCTTGACACAGTGACCACGCGCAACCGTTGCGATGTCACCTGGAGTCGTGCTAGGTGCATTCAACGTTGACACGCATGACGTGGAAGCAGAAAATTGTTCATAGACCGCAGATGCCTGCTGGCGCTGGATCTCAATCATTTGACCACACGTCATTCTCGGACGAGTGTCGATATACTTTGGAGCACGTAGCTGTTGCCTCGTGAGATACTCGCTACACGACATACTTATTTGTATGAGGAGATAGGTTTTCGGTAAACCCCGAACTAAAGTTCACACTCCAGGATGTGTCAACAGGTGACGTCTACAACACTCACGCGTGAGGCCGAGATCGTTTAGCGCTCGGCCCTCCGCCGTTACTTTGGTGTCGGTTGTAAGGTACATGATCTCAGAATCAGGTGCACGACCCTCCTCGCGGCGATAGGTCTTAATCAATCGTTGATACTCCTTCCACTTGCCTGCGATGGGGAGGTTGCACGAATAGCACTTTACAGGAATCGGGAAATCCATGCCTCTCTTCTTGTTTGTGATGAACAGTTCGTTTTTCGCAGACTAGAACAATGAAAGTCAAGACACTCTACTGGGGTGTAGTCGCCATTCTCGTTCTCGCACTGTATTTGCTGATTAACACCCCGCCTAACCTGGTGTCTACGTATTCGAACGACGTGAATCGCTTTGGACCGGACTCGGTTGATATTCAGATGGCATCGGGAACCCTTCAGTACGATCCTCCTCATATGCTTGCACCAGCCCCGTCTCTGAAGCCGCTGCTTCTATTCCCGCCGTCGCAACAGGACCTTGAGAAGCTGTCGGGTCCGTCTGCAAGTGTTCAGTACTAACAAATGAGCACATTCAAAAAGTGGTTATTGACTATCATTGTCGTCATCGCATTGCTTCATATGGGTTTCGGTAGCATCTCCGATATTCTTCGCACTGGCCAACTCACATCTCAGCATGGCTGGACTGAGGCCCTCATTCTGATGCTTCTCGCCATCGTAGTGGCGATTGCCGTGAAGTAGTGTGTTGAAGCGACCTACCATGCCAACTCAAGCTCCTGAGCCGACCAGAACTCCGCCGTCCCGTTCGGCATGAGACGCTGAAACACATAAGGCAACTTTCGCTGCTCAATCTCTCGCTTCACAACTTGATCCAGAAACTGCGGATCACTTGTCCTGAGTCCATCTAGGCTCACAAGTGGTTTGGATCCCTCTGCAATCTGCTGCTGACGTGCTGCCAAGAGCACTGCATACTCATACTTGCTGAAATAGGGCTTGGTAATGCGCGGTGTATCCATTGCCTTCACAACCTCAGATCGGAACACGGGCTTCACTTCAGGGTGGTCAGTCTTAGAATGCGACATGTCCTCTCTTGTCTAGGAACATACTCTTTCGTTTTCAATAAATGCCGATCATTAAAGGCGCTGCGTCGGACTTCACGTCTTTTCAGAAGAACACTGCACAGGCAAACAGCTTTTTCAATTACAAATACTCCCGCGTGGGTCAGCAGGTCGCAGCTCCATCGATCACCTCTTCGCAGGCACTCGCATCAAAGGTGTCATTGACTGCATCATCTAGGACTGTTGCGTCGTTCATCAATCTGCAGCGTGGGTATTCGACACGGTTTCCACAGGGAATCAACCCTGCAAACTCAAAAATTGCAGCTGGTCCGAGATACTTTCTGGATTGAAAGTAATGCCTACACGTTCTGCGTCTGACTACACTACATTCGTCAAGCTTCAAGCACAGGCACAGGCTGCGCCAAAGCTGACTCGCACGACTCCGTATGATCAGGGTGGTCAGGCGGTAATCAATACCTTGCTTCAGACATCTGACATGTCCTATGTCACACGTGGTCGAGTTGCACCTGGCCGTGTATCTGCTCGCCAGCTCGTGCTCAATCGTTCCAATCCTAAGGCGCTTTCGCAAGTGGCCACTCTCAGCGGTGGCGGCGTTCTTGGCGGTGTCGTGAATCGCCCCGCTGCTCGGTCCTCTGGAACGGGTCAGTTGATTGTTCCACAGACGAATCTGATTCAGTTTCCGGGCTCTGCTCGCTAAATCTTAAGATCTCGCACGCGACTTACGCCCCTCCTCGATCTTTTCAAGATCTCGCATTCTGCTTCCACATTGCATCACAGACTGCACACTGGTACATCCAGGTTACATTCACAGAATCCAACTTCACACCTACAATGTCCGACTCCTTACCTTGTGTAGCGCAGGTAGGATTCAGACAAACCATGTTCTTAAAGCGAGGAAGCGTGGGGTCATGCTTCAGGTACGGGTTGATCGAATACTGGACCGATGTATCCTGTTGAAGGTCATGTTCGTAGATCACTGGATCCGACTCCTCCTCATAAGGACAGGCTCGACACTTTAGGTAAGCCTTACCGTCATGTTCCACAATATCATACAGAAAGTTGGAGCACTTTGCACAGAACTTCATTTGCTTACCTTTTCCCGTGAAAAGATGATGTTCGTTTTCACTTCCTTAATCCAATTTCCTGCGTTCAAAAGGAATGCCGCCGCCATAATTCATCGGGGGAATAATCAACGATGTTGCACCCTTCCGGATTGTCGAAGTTCTTGGCTGCCCGTGTTACCGAGAGCGGAAATGGTCAGGAGACTCATCAGCTTGGAGGAGTGCGTATCAACTACAAGATTCTACCGGAGGATATGACCGAATTTCGCAAGCACTTCTGCGACTACATCGAGTCTGGTGATAGGCCTCCGTCCCTCTTTGAGAAGATCACGCTTGGTGAGGCACCTCTCCGTGTTGACTTGGATTTGAACTGTGTAGGAGAGCACTCTACACCGTTTCACACGCGCGATCAAATGAAGAGCTTCATTTGCTCATACATGGCAGAGGTGGTTAAGTACATTGAGGTGAAGGAGGTTACGGATGTATATGTGATGGAGAAGGCGTTTCCTACATGGTATCCCGGAACAAACAAGACAAAGTCTGGAATTCACATCGTGGTCCCGAGCTTGATTGGAGATGCGCGCACAGAGCAGGCGGTTCGTGTTGCCCTTCTGAATCGCATGGAGACGTTCTTCCCCGATGTCCCGTTGGAGAAGGGATGGCATGATGCATACGATGTGTCTCCTCTGACTCGCAAGTGTACCTGGTGGCCGATGCTCGGTTCGAAGAAGTGGGATGAGAATGGCGGCTCTCCTGCACCGTATCGTGTGAAGTACATTCTCGAGTGGGACCCTGAGGATGGTAAGGCTGCAGTCGATGATGCACGGGACAAGTCTGTGACACCTGATCTTGTGAAGAAGCTGTCTCTTCAGACACCCGGTGCTGTCGGTAGTCCTACCACGATTCTCGGAGCTCAGCTGCGCGAGGCTTCGAAGAAGGACCTGGAGAACCGCGTACCCATCTCCGGTGGACGCGCAGTTACACCCGGTCGCGGTCGCCCGACTCAGCGTGATGTTGGGTCACGTGAGTCTTCGCCGACCCGAGCTGTCTACCAGCAGCCTCTGACCGATGCTCTTCGCAAGTATTACAGTGATCACGTCGACAACCTCAAGGAGGAGCGCTTCACCGATTACAACCAATGGGTGGATGTCTGCATCTGTCTGAAGAACATTCACCCCGACCTGAATGAGGTCTGGCACACCTTCAGCCAGAAGGGCCAGGACAAGTACGACTTCCGCGAGACAGAAGCAAAGTGGAACTCAGTCGGGTTCAGGAATGACGGCAACAAGCTGGGAATCGGAAGTCTGCGATTCTGGTCTCGCTCTGACAACGCCGACCGTTACCAAGAGATTGAGAAGACGAACATCGAGAGCCTTGTCAAGGAATCTGCTGCAACCCAGACGGAGCACGATGTTGCACAGGTTGTGTATGCAATGTATCGCGACGAGTTCAAGTGTGCAAAGTTCAGCGCGAACGTCTGGTACCGATTCATCGGGCACGTATGGCGTGAGACGGATAAGGGCGTTCAGCTTCAAGTGCGTCTGTCAAGCGATGTCGTCAAGGAGTACCGCAGGTTCGTAACCGATGTAGATCGCGAACTGAACGCAATCCCCGAGTGCGAGCCCAATGCAAAGGACCACGTTGCGTCAGAGTGCCAGTGCTGCCTTGCGGAGCGAAAGAAGAAGTCCTACACGGATCTCATCATGAAACTAAAGAAGACCGGATTCAAGAAGAGCGTAATGGATGAATGCCGGGAGCTGTTCCTCGATGAGGAGTTTGCGAACAAGGTGGATGAGAACAAGCGACTGATCGCATTCCGCAACGGAGTGCTTGACATGACGACAATGCCTCCCGTGTTCCGCGATGGAAAGCCAGAGGATTACATCTCCTTCTGCACGAACCTCGACTACGATCCGAACAAGCCGTACCACACGTTTGAGTGCTGGCCTCATCTGAACAAGTTCCTTCACGATATCCTGCCCGATAGTGAAGTCCGCACCTACTTCTTGGGATACTTGGCAAACTCACTCTCTGGCGAGAACGATGCGCAGAAGTTCCACATTCTGACTGGTGAGGGATCGAACGGTAAGTCTATGCTGATGATTCTGATGTCGACGACAATGGGTGACTATGCATGCACTGCACCGATCTCACTACTGACTCAGGGTCGCAACAAGTCCGCTGCAGCCGCTCCAGAGTTGGTTCGCATGAAGGGTCGTCGGTTCGTGACCATGCAGGAGCCCGATGAGCAGGTGCCGCTCAACACTGGATTGATGAAGGAGTTGGCCTCTTCGGAGAAGATCACGGCTCGTGACCTGTATGCCGGATCTAAGCAGATGATTGATTTCGAGCTTCAGGCGCGATTCAACCTGGCGTGTAATGAGAAGCCGAAGATCAATACGCAGGACGGAGGTACGTGGCGTAGGTTGGTTGTTGTGAACTATCCGACGAAGTTCGTACCTGCACCGAAGCTTGCACATGAGAAGCCAATGGACGAGAACATGAAACAGAACTGTTCAAGTGAGTTATGGGCAACTGCGTTTCTCAGCTACCTGGTTCACCTGTTTGTCGAGGGCAAGGGTCTTCGCAAACTGGTTCCACCGGAGAAGGTGATGGAGTACATTGCAGAGTACAGAGAGGACAGTGACGTGATCGCCAAGTTCCTCCGTGAGAAGATTCACGCGCTACCCGAGATCGGCGAGACCGAGCAGCGCGAACCAGTGTCATGGACAAATGTTGCATCTGTGTTTAGTGAGTGGAAGAGGACCAACGAGTTGATGGGTAAGGGAAGTCCTCAGGACTTGAAGAAGAGGCTTGAATCTCTGTATAAGAAGCCTTCTAGAGGCGGTTGGACCTCCTTCCGGTGCGGCGACGCTTAATACGATTCCGGCGGGTCTTGCGGCCTGCGGTCATCACAGGAGGAGGACCACCCATCCACTGAGGACGATTTGCCCATGACGACGAAACATATGAGATTGCGTCTTCGAACATTATATTCAATTCTTATTTTTTACTTACGGGCGGCGGGCTCCGATCTTGCTGAGCACATACGAGCGGAGCAGGCCGATCGTGAAGACAACGAGCGCGAACGACACGATGAGGTTGACCAGCTCCGTGATCACGTTGCCGACCTTGAGGTCCGCCGAGCCGACCTTGATTGAGAAGCCGGAGACACCCTTGCCGGCCGACGCGGCGGGGGCGAGGAGCGGCACGAGGATGCCGTCGTTCAGCGACTTGAAGAACGCAGCCACCACCGATCCGAGATAAAACGAGGCCGTGAGGATGATGATATCCTTAGTATCGAGCATTTATTGAGTAGTTCAGAATGTTTTTCAAGGACTCAAATACAATGGATACTCGCTTTTGGGGGCCGAGTGGGTGGCAATTGTTCCACCTGATTGCCGAAGGTTCGCCGACACCTGGTCGAACGTTGACCCATATGCACCAAGTTCTCCCCTGCAAGTTCTGTAGGGAAAGCACAACTAAGTTCGTAACCGAGCATCCGTTGAAGGGCGATGCAGGTCACTGGCTCTACGAGATCCATCGCAAGGTCAACCACAAGCTGAAGATGCAGGCGGAAACAGATCCGAAGGTGATCTTACCGGATCCTGACCCGACCTATGAGGATGTTCATGAGAAGTATGCGCAGATGCTGAATAGATCACCGCATGGTGTACCTGGTCGCGACTTCCTCTTCTCGGTTGCCTACAACTATCCCGAAAAGCCAGAAGCGGAGAATGTGAACATACAAGAGGCATTTCTCAAAAGCCTAGCCCATACGTATCCCTTCCCCTCGTTACGCAAGGTCTATGCGAGGTATCTAGAAACACATCCTCTTGATCTGGGTTCTCGAAGCGCATACTTGCATTGGATGTACGGTCTGTTGCGCAGACTGTCTGTGAAAACGAACTCATCTATTCGCAGCTTCAAGGGATACACGCATCATGTGGCTTACTACAAGAGTGGGTGTTCTAAAACAACGTATCATGGAAAGACATGCCGGCGAGTCAATGGAGGATACACCAAGCAACGTGACCATAAACGTACACGACGAATCGTGGCCGGAGGTTTACTTTCGTAATCAGAAGTTCGAAGAAACCCCTCTGAGTATGAAAGTGTATATGGCTTGTCTAGTGGTTATTAGTTTATTGGTCATTCATGCCATGTTTGCTTAAAAGAACGACTTGCGGCTCTTGCGGTGACGGCGGGTGTGCTTCGCCGGGCCGCTCGAGCTCTTCTTGTAGGTCTTCTTCGCCTCGAGGATGACCTTCTTCAGCCCGTCACCCTTCTTGTAAGTGCCGCGATTCTTCATCGTCTTCATCGTCGCCTTCACGTGAATCAGCCATGCATTTGCCATTTTTATTTAACCGCGCGAAATGAATCCACCAGGCGCCGAAGAAGGACAGAGATTCCACTGGCAGCCATGAGAATATACATCGTCCATGACCTTGAACCTTGAAAAAGCCTGGTCAGGCGCGACTAACACAATATGAGATTGTGCAAATGATGCCAGCTCTTCTGGGTCACGAGGATGAGCTGCCTGCTGATAGGTAAGGCGGCGCAGATGACTCTCGTTCCATGAGAGATTGACTAACGGCTCGAGGTCTGTGCCACGCGCTTCATTGCCAGATACGATGATGATCTTATCGGCAAGCGAGTCCAATGTCTTTCCCTCGACAGATCCAGCTAGGAAATGCTTCCGCACCGTTGTCTTCAGGTGGTAGGCCATCCGATTCGCAGTGAAGCTCTTCTCCGTATGCAGGACTAAGCTCAGAATCAGAGGGTCTGAACTAGGAAACGCTTTTAGCAGAGATACACAGCATGACTCGAATGAACGTGCCGTAGCACCGTCATAGTTTGGACTTAATGCAACAACAGGCTGATCCTGACCATCTGAGTAGACGTGAAGCTCAATCAGTCGGATTCCCCGCGCAAGTGCACCATCAATGTCTTCGAATGTGCTTCCCTGAACAAAGTAGTCAACGAGTGGCTTATCGCGCGGCTGCTCTTCCTGTGAATCAGCGAGGAGATATCCAGCTGTAACCAGCGCTCCGATCACAATCAGCGGTTCCATTACGTATTGTTCTTATTTTTTGGGAGGACCGAATAACGGCCCAACGTGAACACCGTTCACAGTTTTATCCTTAAAGCGTAGTGCATTGATGTCATCGTCCGTAATGCGCTTGTTCATCGGTGCATCCATCAGACATGCATAGTGAAAATAGAGGCAGTACATTCCACATTCAGACTGCTTGAACTGATGGCGTGTGGTGTTGTAGGTCAGCTTCATCGGTATTTCGCCAGGATGCATGGAGTCCCACTGGTCCTTCCATCGGAACATCAGACGCTGAATCTCCTTCTCTGGCTTGTGTGCATAGGAGTCAAAGTAGGTCATGCGAGGATACTCCAGCTCAGGCCTCATATCCAAAAACGCAGCAATCCAGTGCTGACCCGGTCCATCGTGGACATCGGTATTGAAAACAATTCCGATCCTACGATATCCCTTCTTAAAGAGTGTATTCAACTTCATGGAACAGAGGGTAGATACGATGCACTTTGACATCTCTGACTTCAGATCAAAATCAATCGGAACACATCCAACGAAATAATAGTCACTGATCACACGCTCGTACTCATTCTCCACCTTGTCAATGTCATCAGACGAGAGCCATTCCGTCTTGTTCTTTTCCCATGAAGGAGGAGGACGAGGTCGCTTCATCATGGATGTAACAATGCATGTTGGTTCCCCCGTTTTGCACTTGGAATGAAGGCGCACCTTCAGTTCACCCCATACACGACTGGACCCAGATTTAGGAATCGGTGCTTCGTGTTTATGTGCCTTGTTGTATTCAGTTCGTAAACGCTCAACTTCGTCCTCGTCGAAGAGGAACATGCTCTTGCTTAAAACGGATACTTTCCTTGTCGAGATGAGACAAGGCAAATGGACGCTCTTAAGACGATTCTCTCAAAGTACGTGCGTGTGAACAAGAACATCAGCGAACTGAATGCACAAACCTCCGAACTTCGCGATTCCCGTCGTACAATGGAGCTAGATCTCGCAGCCCTGTATGCACATACAGAGCTGCCAGATGCGATTCACTTGCGCGAGTCAGAGATGATGTTCTCGGTAAAGCGCCCATCCAAGTGGAAGAAGGGATGGACGCTATCCAAGAAAGATCTGGATACCTATCTACGTGAGATTCTTGGTGATCGAGGTGAAGAGGTCATGAAGGAGATCATCCGTCGTCATGAACCTAAATTAGTTGCGGATGACTTTGGCTTTGAACTCAAGCCGACTAGCTCTGTCTCCTGATTCATGTCCGATAGATTGATATCAGACTTTGACGTCTTTAGTGTCCCCATGTTTGTACGATAACGACACAGATACAGGAAGAACCCCACGACAATCGTGATCCCAACTCCTACGGCTACCTCCATTATTTCTTTAGTTCGGCTCTCGCGTAAGCCACCTCTTCCTTTTCAATGAGGAGGAGGAGCCTCTTCAGATCATCCAGGTCTTTTTGTGCAGTTTTGACATTTTGCAATGGCATGAACCCATGTTGAATTCTCGTAACCGCGCACGAAAGAGACTGTTGGAGCTGAACGACCTGAAGAGCGAGAGTGTGGTAGCCTTTTCGCATCAATGCCAAGATATGTATGGGACGGAGAAAATCTTTAAACCCCGTCGTCTTCACGGTCGACAAAGTACTGGCGCAACTTCGCATCCACTGCGCGATCCGTGAGCTCGAATACACCGTCCTTATTCGTCTCGACGATGGACCTCACGTCGCGAATACCATCGAGAATGCGATGACGGTCGACGTAGTTGCGGTTCTTTGCAGTCCCGTGCCATAAGTGATAGATGGTACCTGTTGCACATGCGAGCTTCGGAGCGACCATCTGACAATACTCTGTGTACGAAGGTTGAAAGGCTGGACGCAAGTAGGTCGGTGGAAACTTCACGCCCATCCATACAGCGGCGGACAATGTATCTCCACTTCCCGTGATTCCATACTGGTAGAAGCCGACTTCCTTGAACCACTTGCGCTGAAATGCCCATCCGAAGCCAGGATGGTAGGTTGGGTTGTAAGTCTTCTGTCGGTTCATGTACGCAACCGATAGCCGTGACTGCGTCATTGCAGTATAGGTGCTATTGAGCCATACACAGGTTGAGAAGGGCTGCACCACCTCATAGGTTCCGAGAAGACGTGATACCTCATCGTACCACGACGGCTTTCCGAAGACGATGTCGGCATCGAGAAAGATCAGCTTCTTGAACCGGCAAGGCACCTTCTTCTCGAGAATGGTGCAGAGTACTTCCTTGTGGAACAGAACACTCTTTGACCTCACGTGATATGCATCGTCGATCTCTGGTACATGGTCATCAAAGACCAACTCGAGCGTGTAAAAGGGGATCTTTGCAAGTTTCAGCTTTTCGATTGTATAGAAGTAGTTCATCAACATCTTCTTCGACCGTGCAGGGTTAAAGAACACGAAGCAAACCGCCATATCTTTGCGTTGGGGGATCTCGTAGCGACAGGCTGCGACATCCACTATGCATGTTTCGAGAGGCGGAGCTGTTTCTGGGGTACGGACGACATTATAGGCAAAGGATTGTATTTGTCCCATTGTTCACATAGCAGCATTTTCGATATTGGAACGTTGCTCAATGTACTTCTTTAAATAGCGCTGCTTGTCTGCCTTAAGGCGACGGAGCTGCCTCTTCCGCGACAGTGCATACATGCGCTTTGTCTGCTTTTTGGTCTGATACAATGACTTGACTGCTTTCTTGATACCGAGAAACCCTCCGCGCCGTGTCTTCATTGTATCCTGCCTACAAAAACGAATTTACCCGATGAAGGAGAAGAGACCTCATGTACTCACCCTACAATGCCTCCAATCGAACCTTTACCGAAGATGATATCCACCGCATTGTACGCCGTCACGGACTCCCTCATTATCGGGTGTCTAACCGCCGCGTCTTCCAGACTGCAATGGTTCACACCACCTACGTTAGACGCTCTGAATACACCACGCCTGATGGAGAGCCGGCCACACTTGCCCCCTGTCCATCCGGTGTTATGCCCCTCCAAGATGAGAGCTACGAGTGTTTGGAATTTGAAGGCGATGCAGTACTCGGTGCCTGTATCGCGACATATCTACGCAAGAAGTTCCCCGAGAAGAAGCAGGGATTCTTGACGGACGCCCGTAAGGAGCTCGTCAACAATGACCGTATCGGGGGCTTGTCGAAGGAGTTGGGATTGAATAGGTTCTATGTGATCTCTCGTCATAATGAGGATTCGGTTGCGATTGCTGGCCGAAGCAACACCAAGAAGCTGGGCGACATCTTCGAAGCGTTCTTGGGTGCGCTGTGGACAGACTGCGGTAACCGGTTCAATATTGTATATACCTTTGTTACCACCGTGATGGAGACCTACCTGGACATTGATGAGATCGTGAACTCGGCCACGAACTTCAAGGACCTCTTCCAGAAGTATTGTCAACGTGAGTTCAAGTGTACTCCGGACTACGAGATGCGATCAAACGATCCTAAGAAGAATGAGATTGTAGTTGCGGTGATGGTGGTAGGAAAGGTCTATGGGATTGGCACAGGGACTACGCGCAAGAAGGCAGAACAGATGGCCTGTCAACAGGCACTCACAGCAGTCGGGGCAACCGCTTCTTAAAGGAACGACGACCAGATCCAAGATTTATCCCATCCTTTACGTCCAGCTCTTCAGGTTTCGTAGCTTTCGCAATATCCGCCATTTCAGGGCGCCCCTTGAAGTCGGGCACGGGTTCTGCGGCTTCCCTCTTCAGATATTCAACAACCTTTTTGCGTCTTGACTCGTCTGATTTGAGTTCCGGTAACAGTGGGCCGCCATCATCTGTATCCCACTCGGCTACCGCTCCTCCTGCAGGAGAAGGAGGAGGCACCTTAGTGATAGTTTCAGCAGCACGTTGTTCTTGGGATTTTCCACCGTTTCGGGCATCGTTTGTAGTCTTCCAATATGCGTCGGCTTTGGCGATATCTTCCTCCATCGTGCTTTCAACAATCAGGCTGTATTTAAGAAGGATTGCGCGCACCTGTTCGGCTGAACATGTGGGAGGTGTTACGTGGATGGCTGTGAGTAACTCCTTTGCAGCCCGTGAAGCTTGCGTAGACTGCGCACCATTTGCAGTGCAATCATGGAGAGGCTTGAGGACAGAGAGGATATCAAAGATTCGGGCTAGTTGGTGGTATCGCGTCTCGTACATCGGCTCTAGGTAATACAGGTCTACAGCGCTTGAACCAAACTGTACGGTTCTCTCCGTCTTTGTAGCTTCGTCATAGTCTAGCTTGTTATCAAGCTTGTAGAGGTTGATGTTGGTCCCCTGCGGTATAATTCGCGAGTTCCTGTCCTTGAGTTTGTTGTTCTCTGGCTTCGTTGGGTCGTAACTACTTGTATCAAGCCACTTACCAAAGTCTGATATCTTCTCAAACTCCTTCTGGAAATACCTAGCAAGGTAGAAGAATTGCCCATACCCAATATGGAAGTCATGATTGGCAGCAAAGTCTAGCATGTTAGTACGTAACACTCGCTCGTTGTAACGTTGGGGAAAACTAACCTTATAATTGGTGTGCTTCTGCAGATAATCGCGAATCTTAGAGCGCCCGAAGTCATGAATGACTGTGGTTCCGTCATCCATTAGTGCGACATTTCCCATATGAAGGTCATTGTGGATAAACCGCCCATCAATGTGAAGCAGTGTCTTCAAGATGTCCTTGATAGGTTCAACTTTACTCTCGTCGGGCAGTCCGTAGATGTTAATTCTTTGGTGACAGGCTAACAGACCATACCATGGCTTGGTGTCTTTTCCGTTAACCGTTACATACCCAAGTTTGTCCTTCAATTGGCTAGCAGGGACACTCTCATAGGTTCGCTTGATGTCTACGGAGTAAACGCCTACAAATGTATTTGTGTGCATTTTGATGTAGCTATCCAGATACGGACCCGTACCATGTCCAAGCCACTCCTTAATGGTCCGATGAATAGCCATTTCTTCACCCTTTGCAGGGACTAACCGAACAACAGGGCGAAGTGCGATAAATGTATCAAACAAATCCCGCTCTCCTGCGACTGGGACAGGATAGTCATTCAACACCCACGCCTTGTCCTCATCATCGTATTTCAAGTTTTTATACGTGATGAACCCCTCGTGATAGAACACCGGTGTATCCGCACCCATCGCAATCATTACACCGCCCTTCATGGGCTGGGTCACAAGGAGGTGATCGCGGCACCGTATCTTACGCAGGGTCCTCCGCTTCTTCTGTAAGATCGATTTGGTGCAGATAGCAATCGCAGGTCCTTCTTTCCGGAAAGTCTTTTTGACCTTCTTGATACACCTACAAAACCGCTCGACCTGCGGCTCTTTCATTGTTCAATCGCAGAAGAATATATCCTCGCAAAAGATAAACACAATGGGCGGAGGACTTCTTCAGCTTGTTGCCTATGGCGCACAGGATGCTTATATCACTGGAAACCCGCACATTACCTTCTGGAAGGTGATGTACAAGCGTCACACGAACTTCGCCATGGAGGCGATGCGTGTCAACTTCACGGGCACGCCTTCATATGGACAGCGCGTCGTTGCTGTCGTGAACCGCAACGCTGACCTCATCTACAAGACCTACATCGAGGTGACCCTCCCCGATACATACAGCGCAAATGGCGGAAACGGCGTCAAGTGGACGGCTGCATGGGAGCGCCGTCTTGGCTACCAGCTCCTCAAGAAGATTGAGATTGAGATCGGTGGTCAGATCATGGACACCCACTACGGCGAGTGGCTGTTCCTCTGGGAGAACCTGACGTCCAACTTTGACAACTCCGTGAAGCTGGACAGTATGCTGGGTGGATATCTCGGTGGCACGGAGACGACGGCGGTCTCGTGCGGCGGCCGCCCGAACGTCCTCTACATTCCCCTGCAGTTCTGGTTCTGCCGCAATCCTGGTCTGGCTCTGCCGCTGATCGCGCTCCAGTACCACGAGGTTCGCTTCAACATCACGCTGTCACCTGCGACTGACCTCGTCTCTGGCACGGCTGGCACGGCTGGCAGTGTGTCCGCGCAGGCCGCGAAGCTCCCGCAGCTGAAGGACATGGCGCTCTACTTCGATTACGTCTACCTCGATGTGGACGAGCGCCGCCGCTTCGCCCAGCAGACGCACGAGTACCTCATCGAGCAGCTGCAGTATGGCCTCCAGCAGACGGTTACGACCTCGTCAGCCCGCATCGACCTGACGCTCAACCACCCGGTGAAGGAGCTGGTGTGGGTGTTCCAGGATGCTCGCAAGACGGACTGCGGCTCGGAGCTCACGAAGAACATGGGCTTCACCCAGCCGTTCAGCTACGATGACATTGTCAACCGCTGCCGCCTGCAGCTCAACGGACAGGACCGCTTCGATGAGCGCTACGGTGACTATTTCTGGCGTGTTCAGCCCTACCAGCACCACAGTGGCGGCGCCTTCTGGCCGATGCGCGCTCAGGTGGTTGCACAGCCCGCTTCTCAGTTCACGTACAACTGTTACGTTGTTGGGGATGTTCTGACAGTCACCGGCAGCGGTACTGGACTCGGTACGAATACCAATGTGACAATCATTGAGGGATGCACAGTTCAGGCAGCAGACCTTGCACCAGGAACAATCATCAGTGCATTTGGCTCTGGCTCTGGCGGTGTTGGTACTTACAATATCAGTGAGCCCGCGCTGATGAACTATCCTTCATCTGGTAGCACGTTCACTGTGACCTTCACTCTTCCGAATATCCAGTTCACGCCCCATGAGAACCCGATCAACGTGTACTCGTTTGCCCTCCAGCCTGAGGAGCACCAGCCGTCGGGATCATGTAACTTCTCGCGCATCGATACAACGACCCTCGTGTTTGACACTATCACTGTGTCTGGTCTGGCGCGCCCCACCAAGTCGACTCCGTTCAACTTCCGCATGTATGCCGTGAACTACAACATCTTCCGCGTCATGAGCGGCATGGGTGGCCTGGCGTACAGCAACTAACGGCGCATATACGGAATCACCAACAATGCCAACAGCACAACCAGGACTATAGTATCGAATACTCCAACGATCTTCTTGTATTTGATCGGTAGCTCGCGAGTTCCAGGAGGCACACCGCCATAAGGCTTGGCCCATCCGATCAGTCCACCTAACAAAGTGGGACCTAACTTGTCATTGCAGTCGTAGATGTAATCGTACCATGCCATCAACACATATGCAGTCATTGCGAGAACAAATGCAAGGACTGCTTCATGTTCCCACGCCTTCGGGTGAGGCATCCAAAAGACAAACAGAATGAACAACGCAAAGACAATGCATTTTTCATTCAGATAGAGAGGAGTGCCGAAGAGTCCACCGCCCATTTATTTTAAGTCAGCTTTTGTTATCCTTGTATTCGCTTTGCATTCATCAATTCCAAGTGTCTGTTGCATCATAATAGGTGCTGGCTGACCAGGTGCGGGGCACTTTACATGCTCATGACCTAGAATGTGCCCCATCTCATGGGAGACAACATATTGACGATACCCAGTCAGATCCTGTCCACTCTTCTGTGAACCCTGCATCCACCTCATTGCATTCAGATACATGTGACGTCCACCCACTTCTGCACAGGATAGGTTATCGGGTAACCCACATGCTTTTACGATCGTTGCGGGAGATGATAGCCGAATGATCACGTCTGGGCGATTCTTCACGAGTTCGAACGTATACCCGTGCGCTTCCCATCCATTTGGGTCTGCCAAGTAAATTTGAAGTAACTCTGCGAACTCTTCTTGTGGATATCGCACATCCGGATCCACACGTGCGACGTAGCGGATCTTCGGCATGGCCCTTGCTTCTAGGAAACGAAAAGTCTGACGCCAAACCAAATCAGTTCAATGCCTCTCGTCAAGTGTGCCCATTGCAAAAAGCGGACACACGTGCCCTTCACATGCCAGTGCTCCGCAGTCTTCTGTTCCAAGTGCCGCATGCCTGAAGTCCATGAGTGTAAAATTTATCAACCTGCGAAGGTTGTACTAGAGAAAGTTGAGGCCGATAAGCTCACTCGATGTTGAGTAGCTCCATGAATACACCCATAATCTTCGCTGTATCCCTGCTATCATAGCTGTTGTTGAGGACAGACATCACGATCGCGCTGTCGCGAATAATGATCTCCAAATGTAGGATCTCATTGTAGTGGCCCTTGAAGTTGACCAGCCAGCGCGGTTCGCCCTCAGGCGTGTTATTTGCATCTGCTGAAGCTGCACCCATGATGATGGTGGGAAGGCGCTCGATCGTGTCTGTCAGTGCGCTGTCGATATTGATACTCATTTTAACTGATCTCTTTTACCTGTAGTGACTCCCATTCGTTTTTCGAAAATGGATTTCCCAGTGTCAGATAAGGTTGCACCAATGGCTTCCCCTATGCGTATCTCCGACGTTTCCAACGCAATTGAGACCGTCGTCCCCTATGAAATGACTCACGCTGTTGCTGCGGCGCTTCGTGTTCCTATCTTCGCCTACATCACCCGTGAGAACCCTGTCTACATGACCGTAGAGCAGTTCTTCATGGCTATTGCGGATGTCACACGGAACAGCCCTGATCACGACCGCATCCTCGACCGCTTACCTGGCTACCTCTGTTCGCACGGGGGAGGGCGCTATGAAGACCTTGTCGCACTGCGGGCTGAGATTTCTAAAAACGAAAAGACAATCATCACAGCAGGACGATGAGCCCCCTTTCGACGACTATATACAATGCCTATCTGCAACTTCATCCGAGCTAACACCCATCAACCCTGCCAAGTACATTGCCACGACCGTCACTGTGGCGTCCACATACGCCCTGCTGAGATGTTAGGACCCGTTCGTCCAGGTGGCTGCGAACACTACAGTACCCGACCATATCGCTGGTGTACCCACAATGCCGTAGACGGTGAACGACTCTGTGTAGGGCATGTAGCTCGACGTGATCTCGATGCCCGCGAACGCCGTATCCAACAAGATGCGAGATGGGATCGAATGCTCGTCGAGCAGCGTGAGCCTGCCAGGCATGTCGACATCCTTCAACGCATGGCGGTAGCAGCGATCGTCCCTGATCTACAACGCCTGGCCCAAGACTCCCAGAACGTCCACACGCCTGCGGTCAACCGCCAGACCAAGTCGGGTGAGGATCGTCTTCTCGCAGTCGCAACGGATGGGCGTCAGGTCGGTCTTCGCATCCTCCGAGTCTTCTCTGCTCGAGCGGGCGTATTACGCGACGTGTTGTACGTTATGAATGACGTCAACGACTGGTATAACAGGACAATGATCCGCGTTCCAGATGACCGCCTGTACGGCCGCCTCCTCGAAGGTCTCTGGGCCCTCATCGACCGCCAGCCACAGGATGTCAAGGCAGAGCTGATCCACCGCCTCTGGCAAGAGATGGTTGAATCTGTTGGGATGTGTTCAGAGGGTCACATTGCACGGCTGGTCAACGTGATGGTCGGCTTTGACGACAACTTCAAGCCACCTGTTTCGCTGGGTGAGGTCCTTCAGACCAAGATGGCAGCCATCGCTGCCCTGAACATCCCTGTAACAGGGAAGCTATCTCAGGCTCGAGAACTCATGACAGAGCTAGGTCTATCTAGCGCGGAGCAAGCTGCATGGCTCGAGGCACTTGAGTAACCGAACAATTTTTACATTTCTAAAAACGAATTCATCGACATCACGAAAAGACCCAATGTAAGTCCTACTACGACCGCACTGCAACAGTAGAGGTAAAATGCCCAGCAAGAACGCCACTAATCTCGCCGCCTATCTCCTCAAGGGAGGAATCGTACCACCTTGCCCCAACTCCGGATGCACCCGTGTAGTCTCGGTCCGTCATTGGACGGACGAGCTCCCATCCTTCCACAATCAATGCGGCCCATGCAAGGGCGCATCTGCTCACGGTAAGCAGCTAGTAGGAATCACATTCCTGAAAAAGCGCTCCTGTGAGAACAGTGACGGTCGGCTAGGCTGGACCTGCCCCGTCAATCCCTCTGCCTATGCAGAGTTTCCCACAGACTGCTACCACCTAGATCATATCAATGGAAATCATGAAGACAATAGAACAGAAAATCTCATGACACTGTGCGCACTCTGCCACACCCGTAAGGGCAAGAACTCCGGCGACTTCAATGGGTCGAAGTCGACTTCCCGGAAGAAGACCAAGCAGCCTCCAACTGCGTAACTAGAACAGACTTTGACTCAGACTTCTTAGCACCAGGCACCAACGCCGAAATCACTCTTTTTGGCTGTGCCTTCAACCAAGCCCGTAAGTCATCAAGTGTTTCCATGTTTGGGATTCGTAATGCAGGAAGTCTGTCAACTGGAGTCGTCATAGAAAGTCTTGCATTTGCCATTGCGATGTATTGATCATGAATCTCACATCCAGTGAATCTGCGATTGAATCTCTTAGCCACAACTGCTGTTGTCCCTGATCCCATGAATGGGTCGAGTACAACATCACCTACATACGAGTAGTACCTAATAAGTCTCTCGACAAGCTCTTCTGGATATGGTGCAGGATGTTTGCTTCGGGTCTCTGGATTGATGTGCCATACATTCGTACGCTCGTATTCGCCAACCTTACTTTCTTCCGCCGTCTGTGCGTCGTAGCTCCGAACAATCTGATCAATCAATGTCGTGCATGGTTTCTGAAATACAAGGATGTATTCGTTCACCGTGTTCGGCTTGTAGGCCAATGGCTGCCTATGTTGGAAGAACCCACCATTGCGGTTTTTCACAGCACCTTCTGGCTTTACCCACTGAATGTCTTCGATGAACTTCCATCCAATTGACTCCATCAGTGGGACAAAGTGAAACACAAGTGGGATTCGTTTACTCTCTTTGCTACGTGACTCACGAGGAATCAGAATGTTACTCAGATTCACACAACACATGCGACCAGGATGCGTGATCTCCATAACGAGCGTAAAGACATGCTTCAGTGTCGCAAGGTACTCATCATACGATGAATAGGATACATAGTCCTTCACATTGAAGTAGGGTGGTGATGTAACTGTCAGATGAACCTTGAATGGGAGTGGTAGAAGTTCTTCTGCTTTCCCATGCAGAATTGTATCCATTGCTCAACACTTACATTGTCAGCTGAGTTTCGTTTTCTCCTATCCGTTTTTCTGAAAACGAAATGTCCGACATCACGAAACACCAATGAGCCCCCCAAACGAATTTGTCCAGCACTACACTTCAACGTCTACAACTACAATGGGATCATCAAACAGCAAGGTCCAGTGCATTCTTCGTCCGGGTCAAAGTGGAAAGACTCGAAAGATGGTCGACTTAATCAAAGATATTCGCAAGGAATATGCAGCTGCGGTGACTGCAGGCTGGTCAGAGGCAGGAATGCTTAACATATTCATTGTGTCAAACGTCATGGCTCTGGCTGACCAGACCACCAAGCGTATGCAGAAGGAGCTCGCAGATGATGCGAGTATAGATAGCGCCGATTCGGATGATGATATCAATGCCGATGATCGCGTAGAGGGAGACTGCTTCTCATGGATATCGGGTAACAGGGGCAACAGGGTTGATGCGAATGCCCTCTTCTCTCTCATTGTGCGCAAGAAGGTATCAACAGTTGTTCTCTGTGCGAACAAGAGGAGGCTTCAGTATCTCAAGAGTCTGATAGACATGCTGAACGAGTTTCCTCATTTCCACGACAACATCCACATCTGGATTGATGAAGCGGATGCCTCTATCAATCTTTGGAGCAAGAAGCAGATGGATGTGACCGATATGCCAGTCGTTCGGCGCGTGACTCTTGTAAGCGCAACCTTCAACAGTATCCTCAAGCAGTATGGCCGTCTACATATGCTTGGCGACATCATTACACATCCATCGCTTTACCACAAGGTGGCTGACTGTACTGTTATTGAAGATGACTGTGCTTTCCTACCTTCAGAGTATTCCGGCGCACGGGCGTATCTGTCGGCGGTTCTACCCAGACACCCTGAGATGTGTGTTCCCGGTGTGCGGCTCTTCGCACCCGGTGACTACACGCAGGATTCGCATGACGAGGTCGCATCGTACCTCGTCTCCTTAGGATTCGCCATCCTTGTTCTCAATGGCACCGAGAAGGTTATTCGCCTACCCAATCGATGTGATCCGATAGTCCTCGACTTCAGGCCCGAGAGGACAGACGAGAAGCCCAAGCGGCCTTATGCCGTCAAGCCGGATGAGGAGATTGGTCAGTACGTGGCACGTCTCTACAAAGACAATGGGTTGGAGCAGTTTCCGTTCGCAGTTACGGGCCATCTGTGTATCGGGCGGGGTCTAACGTTTCAAAACAAGGACTTCCTCTTCGATTTCGGAATATTACCATTCATCCGCAATGATGCGATGGCGTATCAAGCGGCATGTCGCATGGCCGGCAATATACGCGGTCTATTGGGATATAAGATCGCCACACTAGTGACAACCTCTAGGATGTGGAACGTGGTTCGCCGGCAGGAGGGATTCGCGGTGAACCTTGCCCGCATCGTCAAGGAGCGAAACCTCGCCGACGTCGGTGTCGAGGAGTTCAATGAAGCGGGAGGAGTTATCGAGTTGCCAAGCGTTCGCGACTATGGACTTTCTCCGACCTTTGATACATCAGAAGCCGCAGCAGCATGGTGCGATGAAAAACTCACATACGGCAAGTCCGTTTACGGACTGTACGACGCCGAAGGTAATGCAGGACTGACACATATAAAGTATCGCGGTGTATTGCGTTCCATACTTACTGAGGATGAGCTTCGCGGTTCTGTTCCTGCAACCTATCACGAGGGCGGTGCATATGCTCGCGTCATGCCTGTGGATATCCGATGGGGTATCGCAGATGCCGCCCGCGTCATGCCGCTCAACACCCAGCCCACTCTCAAATGGGTCGCCATATTCAAGAAGGATAAACTACGTGCCTTCAAGGTGGCTAACTTCTTCGGGCGCCGACCCGTCTCGGTGGCTTAAACCGCTACCCAAAACAATTTTTACATTCACTCATCCTGAATCCAGATTTTTGAAAACGGATTCTGTGACACCACGAAACACTAGTGAGCCCCCCGACAAAAATGCCCTGCTCCAACTGCAAACTATCCGGCCACAACAAGAAGAAATGCCCCACCATGCCCCCTACAGAACCTACTTTAGTCGTATCGCCCATTGTACAAGATATGCCACCCCCAGATACCCCAGATGTTGAGAGTATCCGTGCCCTTGCAGCTGAAGTGCTCGAAGCACTCGGAGCTGGCCACACCGAGTCCGTCTATCACAACGCCATGAAGGTTGGGCTGCACGACGCCAACCTCAAGTTCGAGACTGAGCGCGACATCATTATCAAGTTCCGAGACCGCTACGTCGGGACCGTCCGAGCGGATCTCATTGTTGAGAACCGATTGGTGATCGAACTGAAGTCATCTTCAGGAACTGACACAGCCGTGTCCGATGCGCTAGAACAATGCCGCATCTATATGCGGGAGACAGGTACACCGTCTGGTGTAGTAGTCGTATTCCCCAAGCGAGTGGGCGGTAAGCTCCTCGTCTCTGTTGCCTAAATCCAAATTTTTACATTACTCACCAATCTAATTTTCTGAAAACGAATTGTCTGACACTACGAATCACCACTGAGCCCCCCGCCAGCCTACTACCAATCAACTACTACTACTCTACAATGTCTCTCAACAACCTCCTCAAGCAGCAGATCCGCGATGCAGTCGCACACATCTATGACGAGTCCGGCTCTGCAGCCGAGAACCGTTACTCCAAGCCGGAGGAGCTCTCAAAGGCCC